GCGTAAGTGTAGGTTGCATAGCTTAGTTGCAAGGCGTCGGACACCGGGGAGATCATGCGTGCATCCGCAGCTTTCTGGTAGGTCTCGCTCTTGAGGAACGTCTTAATAGGCTCGTCTGCGTGGACAACCTCAGCGGCCAGGGAGGCCTGGGCTAGTCGCTGGCGTTGTGCTGGCCTATCTTGCTTCTCCCATACTGTTTCTTCATGGACGGGCAATAGGCGTGGCCTGCCGAACTTATCTTCGAGGGCCTGGAGGAACAAAGGCACGAACGCCTTAAACCTTGGATTGAGCGGGACATGATTGGCAACTTTTACGACCCTCCCGGCAATGGCTGCCGCTTCAGTCATCTGGCCACCGACCGGGGACACGCCACCCCAAGCTATGGGGTTCATGAAATCAGTGACCAACGGGGCTTCAAGGCTCAACAGATCATCCGCGCGGTGGGCATACTCATAGTTATGCACGACCCGGGTGGCGGGGGGTTGGACCCGCAAGTGTTGGAAGTACGCGGACAAAATTACAGAGCACTCATGAAGCTCTGAGTCGTTTAGTTCCAAATGCGACATGATCTGCGATTTGATTGCGGACACAGTGAGGACATTGGTCGTTGCGTTCGAGGCGGCGAGCAGTGAGTCATACACATGTAGCGGTATGGTGGCTGAAGTGCTGAGCCCTATAAGACTAACAGAGATTGATACATCTTTCTGCTCAATGGTCATGTGAACTCCTTTAATGTCCCTTTGACTGAGGGGGTTTCGAGGCAAGGTGATCTCTGGTTGAATGCGACCGCCGAACGGCTTGCCATCCAAAGTAAATAAGAAATTGGATAAGCCATTGCGGAGATCGTCTAACAGGTCACCAGTGTCGAAAATGGGAACGAGACAAATGATCTGGTGGTAAGCGTCTACGTTCTTGCGCTCGATATTGTATATCACTGTGCGCCGCCAGGACCGTAGCGTGAGGTGGTCAGAGCCATAATCCCAGAGTTCATGTTCATAATGGGCGCCTCCGCTCACTGTGTAGAGCCATTTCCTCCCGCTGTAACGGTAGGTCACTTCATCGTCATTAAAAGCCACCATGTGAGGAACGAAGGTGTAAATGAAATACACATTCGGGTGGTTAAGAAGCATTGCGGGCATGTCGACATGATAATCAACATCGATCATGGAAATGGCGACCCCAGAAGGGACCTCTTCGCGCCTGGGACGGACCAGCACGTCACTCACCCAATAATATGATCTCGCATAAGGGTGCGGGGAATGGGATTCAGTGACACCCGGCGAGTATTTAAACTGCGTCAGGTTGGCTGTAGTGCATAGCTGGTCAATAATGTTGCGGGCAGTGCGGCGTGTAGCGGCGGAACGGCCATGTGTGTGCTGCGTGTATGGACGAATCTTCCAAGCGTCTACGGACGCGAAATTCAGCTGCCGGAAGGCTAAGCGTATATGGTCATAACTCTGGACAGCCCGAGTGTAGAGCACTAAGTCACGTTGGTATTTAAACCAACT